TGTCCCATTATTTTGGCAGAACCGCATTCTTTCCAAAGGGCTATCCATTCTTCGTCAGGCAAATAATAATGCGTCATTGAATTCCCCTTATACTATAAGTTACGAAACACTAACATATTAATATGGCATACGCTAAAAAAGTTGATAAAAACCAAGCACTTGTTGTTAAAGCACTACGAGATTATGGTGCTGATGTATTCTTATTACACATGGTTGGGGGCGGTATACCTGACCTAATGGTGTGTTATGAAGAACATACTATTTTAATAGAAGTTAAGGATGGGGCAGACAAAAAGCTAACCCCCCAACAAATAACCTTGTTTGCTGGCTGGAAGGGTGGCCCTTTACATAGGGTAAATTCTGTGCAAGAAGCTGTAGAAATGTTAAAATTGTACGAAATGGAGTCTTAATATGAATGAAACTCAAAATGTCGCTATGTTTGCCGCTACTTTACTGCATAGCGCAACAAATACTCATTTCTTCCATTGGTCTACAAACTCTTATTCCCAGCACAAAGCATTAGGCAATTACTATGACGAAATAGTAGAGTTAGTTGATAGCTATGTAGAAGCCTATATGGGTTGCTATGAGCAAATTAAAAACTTTCCAAGCGTCTACCACCAGCCTAAAGAACCGCTTAAGTATTTGGAATCATTAAAAAATTTCGTGGCTGAAGCCAACGCAGATTTGCCGCAAAAACAAGAATTAATTAACATTGTTGCAGAAATACAACAGTTAATTGACTCTACAATATACAAACTTAAATACCTCAAGTAAGGAATTACCATGCCATTAGATAAGTCTGGGTCAGCCCAAAGCGTAGGCAAAAACTACAAAACTGAGGTAGCCGCAGGAAAACCCAAAAAACAAGCGCTTGCTATTGCATTGTCAGAACAACGAGCACACGCTAAAGGCAAAGTAAAGTCTAAGCTAGAAGCTGCTTATGCAAAGCACATGGAGTCCAAATGATTACCCTACCAGCCGTTAAAGGTCAAAAAGACAACCGCAAACAAGAAGAAGCAGTAGGCGGTAAGGGCGACATTCTTAATGAAAAGATTAACCAACGCTTAAAGCGTAAAGAAGCATTGGCTAAGATGATGAATAAGCTGCATGACCCTGACATTGGATAACTCCCTGAGTAATCCCTGAGTTGCTCCCTGAGTACACATATATAGACTCCCTGAGTAACTCCCTGAGTCCGCATATAGAGCTTTACTGAGCCATTATTTGCTTTAAAGATAGACAGGCCATACCAATATGATTAGGTGGCTTCTGCGCCCCTGTTTCCCATCTGGTATATGTAACCCTATGCACTCCTAAAAGCCTCGCAGCGCTCGATTGTGTAAGTCCTAGCGCCATTCTCCATTTAAGAAGACTGTATTCCATAAAATGCCCCGCAAAAAGAAAAGGGGGCGAACCCCCTTATTGTTAGTAACTCTTAATACTCTAAGCCAGCACAGTCCATCATATTGCCCTGATTAGCTATAAGCAAAGAGCGTAGAGCTTGAACTGCACTTTTAACCATATAACGATTGCAGTCAGGCTTTTCTAATTCTTTGACTATGAGGTACAAAGAACCAAATAATTCGTCTGTGTCGTTATAAGCCATGTATATGGCCTCTTCTAAATTGCCTATTTTTCTTTCAAGCTGCTCGACTTTAGTCAATGGCTTGGCTTTTACTGTTTTTGCTGTAGTCATGTTTATTCCCCTTTGTTTAAAGATTGCAGATAGGCCATGATTGGCACTACCTGGTACTTGCTGCGATTGATTGCATTTGCTACTGATTCGCTAAATGTTTCAAAAATAGCTTTTTTAGTGGATAGCTCCACGATTACCCATGAAGTCATAAATCCTCCCCAATTAAGCGACCTGTATCAACTTTGTAATTGTGCGCCAGCTCATCTAATAGCCTAGAAAGCTCAAAGGCCATCTCTTTCTTGCTGCCGTCTAATATGCCATGCACACGCTCATAGATATATTGAGTGGCTACGCTACTATTTCCCCATCCGTTCATGTTAATTCCCCTTTTAAATGCGTTTAAATGTAATGTATAGCGGTTAAATACCAAATAAAGTAAAAAACCGCCAAAAGAAAGATAGAAAGTGCAACCGCTTGATAGTTTTTCATATAGACACCTTTGAATCCTTAAAGCAAAACACCATACCATCAGGTGTGCCTCCATATGTCATATCATCAATAGGCCATTGCAAATCATACTTTTTAACTAATGCTTGTACGGCTCTAAAATAGACCATTGGTTCACTATCACCATATGGATAAGGAATAGTGACATGAATATCTTTATTAGCCCATGCCTTGATTCTAGAACCCCTGTGATTGGTTGGCCCTATGTACTTTGTCTGTATACCTAGCATTTTGATTCCCCTTTAAAATTGACTGTCTAATACATTGATAAGTACTTCTACATCATTTGACTGTATAGCTTGCACCACATCATCATTTTCTAATGCGATTGATGGTTCAATGGTTCTATCTACACACAATGCAATAAACTCTGATTTAGTCATTTTAAATTCCCCTTTAATTGACTGTTAAACTGTGCTGCTGTTATGAATTGTAGCGTTGCACTACATACAGTCTATTAGGATTTACCCTATGTTTGTATATTTATTTGATATTGTTGTTTTTATGCTATAGTGCCTCAATAGAATCAATGAGTTATAAATATTGATAACACTTTTATATAGAAATAGTATGGAAACCTCCAAACCTATGACAAAAAGTTATAAAGAAATGACCATCAATGAAGATGGAACAAGTGTAAAACCCTCAAAATACCCTGGTTTAACTAATGCTGGTAAAGGTAGACCGCCAGGAACTCCAAATAAAATAACCAATATAGCGAGAGAGGCCATCGCTAAATTTGTTGATAAGAATAGTCCCCGTATGCAAACATGGTTGGAGGATGTAGCTCAAGGCATACCAAAGACAGACAAAGAGGGCTGTATTAAGTATGACAAAGACGGCAATATCCAATGGCTAGTTCCCCCTAACCCTGAAAAAGCCTTTCTCATGTTGCAGGCCGTGATGGAATACCACTTACCCAAATTAGCTAGACAGGAAGTCGTTGGAGATGAACAAGCCCCTCAGAGAATGGTCATAAGCTGGAAAAGACCAGAATGAGTGATGGAGTCCTAGAAATAGAAATGGATTATTGCCCTCGGAAGGTCTTTGAGGATTTTCATGATAGGGTAGAGCGCTGGAGTGTCATAGTAGCCCATAGGCGGTGTGGTAAGACTGTATTGTGCATTAATGACCTTATATATAGGGCGCTAATAGATGATAAGGAAGATGGGCGCTATGCTTACCTCAGTCCCTACTACGCCCAAAGCAAGACCATTGCCTGGGATTACTTAGTACGCTTTTCACAGCCTGTATTGGCTAAAGCTAATCAGTCAGAGTTATGGGTGGAATTAGTCAATGGGGCAAGAATTCGCTTATTCGGTGCTGATAATCCTGATGCCTTGCGAGGCCTTTACTTGGATGGGGTGGTCTTAGACGAATACGCAGATATGAAACCTAGCATATTCGGAAGTGTTTTAAGACCACTTCTTGCAGACAGAAAGGGCTGGGCCACATTCATAGGCACACCTAAAGGTCATAATGCCTTCTGGGAAGTTTATAACAATGCTACCCAAGATAAGGCCTGGTATGTCAAAGTCCTAAGAGCAAGTCAGACAGGGCTACTTGAGCAGTCCGAATTAGATGACGCTGCCAAGACAATGACTCAAGACCAATACCTTCAGGAATTCGAGTGCGACTTTGAAAGCGCTATATTGGGCGCTTATTACGGCAAGGAGATGCGTCAGCTTACTGACCAAGGCAGAATACGAGATGTAGAGTATGACCCTCTATTCCCTGTCCATACCGCATGGGACTTAGGCTATTCAGATGACACCGCTATATGGTTCTTCCAAGTAGTGCATGGCGAGATTAGGTGTTTAGACTACCATTCTAGTAATGGTCAGCCTGTCGCTTTTTATGCTGGAATTATTCAAAACAGAGAAAAAGAGAGGGGTTATGTGTATGGTACTCATTGGCTACCCCATGACGCTAGAGCTAAAACCCTGTCAAGCAATAGAAGCGTAATAGAACAATTAGGCGATAAGATTCCCCTAAAAACAATCAAGATAGCCCCTAACCTTAAACTCCAAGACGGAATACAAGCCAGCCGTCTAGCTTTGACTCGCACTTGGTTTGACCATAAATGCGCTGATGGTATAGAGTGCCTTAGACAATACCAGCGTCTATACGATGAAGACTCAAAGTCATTCAGGGACAAGCCTAGACATGACTGGACTTCTCATGGCGCAGATGCTTTTAGGTACTTAGCTCTTACTTGGAAAGATGAGGCGAAAATTGTCACAGCAGAAGACCCTATTCGTGGTGTCTTTGTCGGTCAGACTGATGTAAGCCTTAATGAGTTATGGAAAGAAACCAAAGTCAAAACTGACAATAGAATATAAAAAAGGTAAAATAAGCAAACATTTCGCCAAATATTCAAACATTAAGGCAACTCTATGGCAAACGATAAAGCAACGGTAGACCACTCATACGAAGATTGGTACAAAACGATTATGGGCTATGAGCGCTCATATAAGCGTTGGGAAGCCAGAGTAGACCGCATAGTAAAGAAATACAAGGATGACAGTCGTTACGACAGAAACCCTAATGCTAGGTTTAATATCCTATGGTCAAATGTCCAAACCATTCAGCCAGCTATCTTTGCTAGACTTCCTCGCCCTGATGTAAGCCGTAGGTTTAGAGACAATGACCCTATTGGCAGAGTAGCTTCAATGATGCTTGAGCGAGCTTTAGAGTTTGAAATTGAGCATTATGGCGACTATAAGTCAGCTATGAATAACAGCGTATTAGACCGCTTATTGGGTGGTCGTGGTGTTAGCTGGGTGCGTTATGAGCCACATTTTGAAGCAGACGAAGAACAACCTGACGATGGCTTTGAGGTTACAGAAGATAGTGATGAAGCTGAAACTCCTAAAGGTATGGACAATGAGTCCCCCGAAAGAATTGAATACGAGTGCTGCCCTGTAGACTATGTTCATTGGAAAGACTTTGGACACACTATTGCAAGGACTTGGGAAGAAGTAACCGCAGTATGGCGTAAAGTTTATATGTCTCGCCCTGCTCTTGTTGAGCGTTTTGGCGAAGAATTAGGCTACAAGATTCCTTTAGACACTAAGCCTGATGACTTAAAACAGTCTTACAAGTCTGATGACGGAGTATATGAAGCGCTGGTATATGAAATATGGGACAAAGAAACAGGCAAAGTATTGTGGATTTCTAAGTCCCTCGGAAAGATATTGGATGAACGAGATGACCCTTTGGGTCTTGAGAACTTCTGGCCTTGTCCTAAGCCTCTCTATAGCACACTCACAACTGACAGCCTTGAGCCAATTCCTGACTTTGTTATATACCAAGACCAAGCTAGAGAATTAGACGCACTCTGTGACCGTATTGACGGCTTAATTAACGCATTGAAAGTCAGAGGTGTTTACGATGCTTCCGCTACTGAATTACAGCGTCTATTCTCCGAAGGTGAAAACAACACCTTAATACCTGTCCATAACTGGATGGCTTTCGCTGAAAAGCAAGGCATGAAAGGGGCTATTGACCTTGTAGACATTACCCCTTTTGCTACTGCACTACAGTCTTGTTATTCCGCTATGGAACAAGTCAAAGGGCAAATTTACGAATTAATGGGTATTGCCGACATTCAAAGAGGTCAAACTGACCCTAATGAAACGCTTGGCGCACAAATTATTAAGAGTAATAACGCAGCAGGTCGCCTCAAAACCATGCAACACGCTGTTGTGGACTTTGCTACCAGTCTTTTGTCCATTAAAGCGCAGATTATTTGCAACCATTTCACCGATGACACGCTAGTTAAGATTTCAGGCGCTATGCAACTGTCTGACCAAGACAAACAGCTTATTCCACAAGCTATTGCACTCTTGCGTGATGAAGCAGCTAAGAATTTCCGCATAGAAGTCACCTCTGACTCTATGATTTACCAAGATGAGCAGCAAGAAAAAGCTGACAGAATGGCATTTTTGGCTGCTGTAGGTGGATTTATGCAACAAGCTGTCCCAATGGTACAAAGCAACCCTGAATTAGCGCCTATGGCATTAGAAATGCTTAAATTTGGTGTAACGGCATTTAAAGCAGGTAAGCAATTAGAAGGAATTATTGACGAAACTGCTGACAAACTGCGTATGCAAGCGCAACAAGCACAAGGACAGCCTAAACCGCCTACTCCTGAAATACAAAAAGCCCAAATGGACAATCAGTCCAAAATGCAACAAATTCAAATGCAAGCACAGGTAGAGCAAGCTAAGTTACAAGGTCAAATGCAACTTGAGAAGGCTAAACAAGAATACCAGGCGCAAGAAAACCAACTTAAATTCCAACTTGAGCAGCAACGCAACCAAGCTGACAGAGAAATGGAGCTAAAAGTAGCCCAAATGAAGATGATGACAGAGAGAAACACTCAAGTATTGCTGGCTCATATTAACAATGGCGCAAAGATTGAAGTAGCAAGAATTGGCTCTGATGACTCTGACGGCTCACAAGCCTATATGAATGAAGAAGAATTAGCTAGGGCGCAAGAACACCCAATGCAACCTATTGCAAATGCTATTGGTCAAGGAAATCAACAAATGGCACAAGCAATTAGCGCTTTGGTAGATACAATTAATGCTCAACATAACCGCCCTAAAACTGTGGTTAGAGGTCAAGACGGCAAAATAATCGGAGTGCAATAATGGCTATTAAAGTCGTACACACTAAGGTAAGTACAATACCTGACGGGGATGACACATCTCTAATACGCCCAAGTGATTGGAATAGCGACCATACTCTTACAGGTTTGGGGACTATGGCAGAGCAAAATGCCAATGCAGTAGCTATTACTGGTGGCACAATGTCAGGCGTTGCTATTACTGGATATATACCCAGTACCGAAAAAGGTGTAGCAAACGGAGTAGCTACTCTTGACTCTGGCGGTACAGTACCGCTTTCTCAACTTCCACCGCTAGGTGATTTAAACTACCAAGGTGCTTGGAACGCTTCAACAAATACCCCCACATTAACTTCTTCCGTAGGAACTAAGGGTTATTACTATGTTGTCAGCGTTGCAGGTACAACTAATTTAAACGGTATTACAGACTGGCAAATAGGCGATTGGGCGGTATTTAACGGTTCTGTATGGCAAAAAATTGACAATACAGACGCAGTTACAAGCGTAAACGGCTATACAGGTACAGTCGTATTGACTGCCGCAGATGTTGGCGCAGTCCCTTATACAGGTGCTACAACAGCCGTAGACTTAAACGCTAAGACATTAACCAATATTGCTCATTTAGGGCTTAATTCAACTGCCGTACCTGACATTCTTTTGCGAGCTTATGGAGACAATAACTCCACTTCTCGTATTGCTATTCGTGGGTATTCAAGTAATGCTAGTAGTTCTTCTATGCGTATTGCTAAATTTCGTGGCACTTATGCTGCACCGCAAGCACCGCTTAGCGGAGATAGTTTAGGTAAGTTTGAATTAGCTGGTTATGGTACAACTTCTGCAAATGGCTATCCACAAGCATCTTATGAAGGAGTAGCTACAGAAAATTGGGGTGCTACAGCTAGAGGTGCAAAGGCTTTATTTTATGTAACCCCTAATACTACGATTACACAAGCTGTTGCCCTTACTATTGACCAAGATTCAAAGGCTACTTTTGCAAACACAGTAACAGCTAACGGAGTTTTATTAACAGGTAATACAGGCACAGTTACGAGTGTTGCCGCAACTGCTGGAACAGGCATTAGCGTAAGTGGAAGCCCTATTACGACTAGCGGTACTTTAACGATTACCAATACTGCACCTGACCAAACAGTAGCTTTAACTGCTGGTACAGGCATAAGCACTAGCGGTACATACCCTAACTTTACGATTACCAATACTGCCCCTTCTAGCGGTGGTACTGTAACTAGCGTTACTGGTACAGCACCTGTAGTTTCTAGTGGTGGCACAACTCCTGCTATTAGCATGGCTGCCGCCAATACTACAACTAATGGTTATTTAACTAGCACGGATTGGAATACATTTAATGGCAAAGGTAGCGGGTCAGTAACTAGCGTAGCTCAGTCATTTACAGGTGGTTTAATTTCTGTAGCTGGCTCACCTATTACTACTTCAGGCACTTTAGCTTTAACTGTAGCTGGTACTTCAGGTGGTATTCCATATTTTTCTAGTGCAACTACATGGGCTACTTCTGCTGCTTTAGCTGCCAATGCTTTAATGGTTGGTGGCGGTGCTGGTGTTGCCCCTTCTACTATTACTACAGGCACAGGGGTAAATACAGCTTTAGGCGTAAATACTGGTACTGCTGGCGCATTTGTAGTCAATGGTGGTGTTTTAGGTACTCCGTCTAGCGGAACAGTAACTAACTTAACTGGTACTGCAAGCATTAACATTAATGGTACTGTAGGCGCAACAACCGCTTCTACAGGCGCATTTACTACGCTTTCAGCTTCTTCTACTGTTAGTGGTACAGGCTTTTCTACTTATTTGGCAAGCCCACCTGCTATTGGCGGTACAGCAGCCGCAGCTATTACTGGCACAACCATTACAGCTACTAAGTTTGTAGGAGTTTCTGGGGGCACTTTTTAAGTGTTTCAAACAGCTTTCCAAGTCAATGCGTTTCAAAATGACGCATTTCAAATTGTCATTACCCCTGTCGTTACAAAGAATGGCGGTGATGACGCACCTTATACAAGGGAAGAATTAAAGCGCCTTAAAGGTATTCAAAAGAAATTACGCCAAGCAGAAGAAAAGCGCATTGCAGCATTAAAAGCTGACCAAGAATTACGCAAGCAAACCATTGCTGATTTAGTAAACCCACCAGTTGCAAAGAAACAACAAACTAAAGTACAATCCAATCAAGAAGTTAGCGTTGATATACCGTCAAACCTAGCAAATATTGACCGTTACATCGCTAACCTTGTTAAACAACAACAAGACCTGCAAAACGCTGTATTAATTAGAGCCGCAAAACTTCGCTTAGAGCAAGAGTTAGCAGTCCTAGAAGCAAAGCGTCAAGCAGAATTAGACGATGAAGAGGCCCTATTAGCACTTATCCTGTAAACCCCCACGCAAAATATAAAGAAGCCTACGAGCATTTGCACCAAGGGCGCTATGACGCTGGTTTTAGGCTATTTGAATACCGTTGGCATCCTGAAGTCCTTGCCAACCAAGTAAACGAATACACTAAAAAACCGCCAAAACCTAAAATATGGCGTGGAGAATGTCTTTTAGACAAGTCCATTGTTATTCAAATGGAGCAAGGCTTTGGCGACATATTTATGTTTGCTAGGTTTATTCCATTTCTTAAAGTTATGGGCGCACAAAAGGTTGTATTGCTGACTCATGGCTCATTACTAGGTGTTTTGGGGCAATTTGAGTGCGTTGATGTCCTTACAAACCAACCTGAATGTCCTGATGTAGTGGAATGTGACTACTGGATAGGCGACATGAGCCTTCCTTACTATATTTCATGTGCTGACAAGTACGCAAAAGCATTATTCCCCATTAATAACAAAAAAATTGTAGGGTCAGAAGGTTATTTAGACGCAAAACCTTCCAATATTGAGCCAAAAATAGGGGTAAATTGGGGCGCAAGTCGCAACATTTTGTTTCATATTAAGTCTATTCCTGACCACCAAATGTATAGCTTGGTAGGGGATAACTGCTATTCCTTGTCTCCAGACCATGACGGCTTTTTTCACCCTCTTCCTAATGACGGTTGGAAAACCGACTGGAAGGTCACTGCAAGCCACATGAAGGCTATGAAAGGCATTGTGACAGTAGACACAGGCACGGCTCATTTGGCAGGAGCATTGGGCGTTAAAACGATTGTCTTGCTACCCAAAGAAGAATACATTTGCTGGCGCTGGAAAAACGCAAAATGGTACGACTCTGTTATTGCATTGCGTCAAGAAGAATATGACAAAGTACCTGACTTAATAAGGAGAATGTAATGATTTGCCCAAATTGCGGTTATTCAGAAGCTAACCATGTTGTAAAAAAACAACAGTCTGATGAAGAATTCTTTATTGAATGGTGGACACCAACTATAGGCGAAGAAGCTGCAAAGGCTTCTTGGTTAGATAAAGTTGCTATGAAAACTAGAGAAGCCCCTATGGTGATGTCTGACATTGAAGGCCATATTTCTATGGCTGACGGTCAATGGGTGTCATCTCGCTCAAAACACCGAGAAAACCTAAAGCGTAATGGCTGTGTCGAATTAGGCAATGATGTACCAATGC